CGAAATAGAACTCGAAAAATTTGTCACATACTGGGAGGGCAAGGGGCTGAAGATGAAGTCCAGACGGTATCGGACTCTTGCCGAAGAAGGGAAAGTCCCGAAACTAGCCAAAGGCGGGAAGGTGACTGACCCGATGGCGGCCATGACTGCGCTTGCCTGCTACTATCAGAAGCTTGCAGAGGGTAACGGGAGCTTGTCGCTGACCGATGAGCGCACCAGGCTGACCCGGATCAACGCCGACAAAAAGGAATTGGAGCTGGAAAAAGCCCGTGGGGAGCTGCTTGACACTGCCTTTGCTCAAAAGATGTGGGGCGGTGTGTTGGAAAACATCGTTAAGAAAATCGACATTATCCCGTCAAAACTTCCACCTCTGGCCTATGGTTTATCAATTCCAGAGATAAAATCAGTTACCGAAAGGATGATCTTTGAAGTCAAAAACGAAATGTCCAACCCTGACCTTGAATCAATCGCTCGTACTGCCAGCAATAAGGGAGCTGCTAAGCCTGTTGCGGGGCAGACCGATATTAAGCGTCAGCGAGTGGGCGGACGCAAACCGGATGCTAAGCCCGGAAGCAAGCGCGGAGCCCGGAAGGTGGTACACGGCGAGAGCTGAATACCAGCGGGAGATGATGGACGCATTCAGTGATCCGGCCATTGAGCGGGTTGTGGTGATGGGAAGTGCGCAATTTGGGAAAAGTGAGATTGCGAACAATGTAATCGGATTTTTTATTGATTACGATCCGTCACCGATGCTGATAGTCGAACCGACGATTGACGTGGCTAAGAGTTGGAGCAAGGACAGGCTGTCAACGATGATCCGCGATACGCCCTGTTTGACAAAAAAAGTCTCCGACACAAAAGCCCGCGACGGCGATGACACCCTGACTCACAAATCTTTTTACGGCGGCCATATAACCGTGGCGGGCGCGAACTCGGCGGCATCTCTCCGTGCGCGTCCTATCCGGGTGGTTTTATGTGACGACGTTGACGCGTTCCCGGCGTCCGCAGGAACCGAAGGCGACCCTATCTCTCTGGCGGCAAAGCGAACCACGACATTCTGGAACAGAAAAATAGGTATTTTCTCGACGCCTACCGATGAAGGCACAAGCCGGATTGAGCAGGAGTTCAAAACATCAGATCAGCGCCGGTATTATGTGCCGTGTCCTCATTGCGGAACGTTTCAACTATTCACTTTTAAGCAGGTTAAATGGCCGAAGGGCGAGCCGTGGCTTGCTCACTATGAATGTGAAGGATGCCAGAAAGTAATCACCGACAACGACAAAGCCAGGATGATTGCACATGGCGAGTGGCGCAAGGACAAACCAGAAGCCCGCAAGGTTGCCGGGTTCTGGATAAACGAGCTTTATTCGCCGTGGGTATCATTCGGCCAGGTTGCCGAAAAGTTCTATGCGGCGAAAGATGACCCTCAAACGCTGAAAGTCTGGACAAATACCTCAATGGGTGAAGTCTGGAAGCAAGTCGTTTTAGGGCGCAACTCTGACCAACTGTTAAAAGCAAAATGCGAACTTGAACCTCAATCTTTGCCGGCCAATGTTGTCGCCCTGACCTGTGGCGTCGATCAGCAGATGCAGGGGTATTGGTTTGTTGTCCGGGCGTGGGCAAATGATATGACCTCATGGCTTATTCACTACGGATTTTTACCGACAGAAGAAGATTTGGACAATCTGATATTCAACACCACCTATCCTTACGCTGACGGAAGTGGTTCTCTGCCGATATGGAGGGTTGCTAGGGACACAGGCGGCACGAAGTTCAAAGAGTCCGATGTGTCGATGACAGAGGCCGCTTACTGGTGGATAATAAAACACTATGGCCGGGGGCCGCAACTATTCGGAACGAAGGGAAGCTCGACAACGCTGTCAAACCGTTTCAAGATCGGTGAGCCGCTCATGGCCACGCCGTCCGGTAAGTCACTTCCAAACTGGTTTCGGATAATCCAGATCAACACCGACGCCATGAAAGAGCATGTTTTCTATGGCCTCCAACAGGCCATTGATCAAGGGCCGAATGCTCTTTATTTGCACAAAGACACAGGAGTTGACTATTTCCGGCAGATTACCGCCGAAGAACAGCGGATAAATAGGGCCGGGCAGAAGGAATGGGTGGTTATCAGGAAAGACAACCATTTACTCGATGCTGAAGTGCTGGCCGTCTCGTTGGCGCAGCCTCAATGGGTAGGCGGCGGCGTCAATTTGTTTCGCGGGCGCGTCAATTCTCCGGGGCTTGTCGCTCCGAAAGCCCGCAAAATCCACAGTGCGGGGGTTGCCTTATGGTAAAAGATTGTGGTTTGTTGGTGGGACAGCAACAAATTCTTGATTATCTGGGGATTGCGCAGCCGGCCTTTTACGAATTTATCAAATTGGGGATGCCTGCCGTCTCAATAAATAGCCGATGGTATGCGCATCAGAAAAATTTAGACGATTATTTCATCGCTTTAACCAGGAAAACCATGAAAGAAATACCGGAAAATTCAGATTAAAAACATCTTGTCAAGCTTTTTATTGCCATTTTTACGCTTTTTTTGACCCTTTCCGCACTATTTTTACCCCGTTTTCCACTTTTGCCCAAAAACCGGCCTTATAATGCTCACAAAAGAGGGGGAATAATGCCAGTTATCACCTTAGCACAAGCTGAAGCACAACTAGCGTTATGGCTCGCAGCAGACGCGGCAGTCGCAACCGGACAGTCCTATGGACACGGCCAAAGCTCACTCACTCGCGCCGATGCGGGAAAAATCACAGAAAAAATTGAATACTGGGAAAAGAAAGTCTCGCAGCTTTCCGGTGGGCGTAAAGGAATCGTTATCAGGGGGGCAACTCCGGTATGAGCGAGAACTTTATTGACCGCGCAATCAGATACATTGACCCGATACGCGCAAAACAGCGGATGCAAGCCCGCGCAGCAATGGCTATTGTCGGCGGGTACAGCGGGGCATCCAACTCAAAGCGATCTTTATCATCCTGGCTGACCGGAAACACCGACGCCGACAGTTCCGTTTTATCCGATTTGAGCAAACTCCGATCACGCTCCCGCGACCTTGTCAGAAATTCACCGATAGCCACCGGCGCTATTTCGCTTGTCGTCAATAATACCGTGGGAACCGGCCTCAAACTCCAATCACGGATTGACCGGGCCTATCTCAAGATGGACGATGAAGAAGCGGAACTCTGGGAATCAGAAGTCGAACGGGAATGGGCATCGTGGGCAGAGTCGCAGGAATGCGATTGCGCACGGACGCTGACTTTTAACGACATCCAGTCGCTTGCATTCCGGCAGACGCTTGAAAACGGTGACGCCTTTGCGCTCATGACACGGTTCAAGCGCGGCCTTAATCCTTACCTACTTAAAATTCAGATGATCGAGGGCGACCGCGTAACCAACAAAAACAATTTGAGCAACACAGCATTGCTTTCCGGCGGTGTTCAAAAAGACGCTTACGGCGCACCTCTTTTTTATCACGTTTTGAAACAGCATCCGGGCGCGGTTTATCAGAGCGGCGCGGAATGGGACTTGCTCCCGGCTTTCAACAATCGAACCGGCCTCCGCAATGTCATTCACCTTTACAACGTCCTACGTCCCGGCCAGTCGCGGGGCGTCCCTTATCTCGCGCCGGTTATCGAATCACTCAAACAACTGGAACGCTACACAGAGGCCGAACTCATGGCGGCGGTTATTTCCGGCATGTTCACCGTATTTGTCGAAACGGAAACAGGGCAGAACTTACCAATACCAGCGTTCAATCCAACGACTGAAACATCAGCGACCAGTTCAGACGAAGATTATAAACTCGGAAATGGAGCCATTGTCGGCCTTGCGCCAGGAGAGAAAGTCTCGACGGCGAATCCGGGCAGGCCCAATGAGGCTTTTGACCCGTTCGTGACCGCCATATTGCGACAGATCGGCATGGCTCTCGAAATCCCGTATGAAGTATTGATACGCCACTTTTCATCGTCATACAGCGCAAGCAGGGCGGCTCTATTGGAGTCGTGGCGTTTCTTCCGGTGTCGGCGGGCATGGTTACAGCAGCATTTTTGCCAGCCGGTCTATGAGAACTGGCTCACGGAGGCCGTGGCCTTTGGACGGATCAACGCACCCGGATATTTCGACGACATCAAAACCAGACAGGCATATTGCGGCACTATCTGGATCGGCGACGCACCCGGCCAGATTGACCCGATGAAAGAAGTCAACGCCTCTGAGAAGCGGCTCAACCTCTGCCTGTCAACTCTTGATGAAGAGACTGTTTTACTCACCGGCGGAGATTTTGAGCGCAACTATCCGCGAATAATTAAGGAACGCAGACTCATGGAAGCGGCTGGCATGTGGCAGACGGTACAGGCAGCCAACGCACCCGCACCCATGAAAAGTGCGCCAGACAAGGAGGATGATCTTGAAGATACTTGATATTTTAACGTCGCCCTGGGCGATCCAGCCTGACAAGATGCAGGAAATCCGCAACATTTATCAGACGCACATGCGCGGAGACAAGATCGACATCAAAGCCATTAACGCCGCAAGTCCGGCGATGAACATGTATGAAGTAAAGGATGGTGTGGCGATTATCTCGATTGACAGCGTTCTGACAAAGACAAGATCGTTTTTCTCATCGCTGTTCGGCGGAACTTCGATGCGCGATATTGGAAATCAGATCGACATGGCCATGGCCGACACAGAAGTACATGGAATTATTCTGTCAATCGACTCACCCGGCGGCACCGTGGACGGCACACAGGAACTTGTCGCAAAGATCAACTCACATCGTGGGAAAGGCAAAGATATTGTTGCCGTTGGTGATGGAATCATGGCCTCCGCAGCGTATTGGATAGCGTCTGCCGCTGACAAGATTTACATCGCCAATGATACGACATCCGTTGGATCAATCGGTGTTGTGGCTACTCATGTTGACGTTTCCGAACAAGACAAACAATATGGCGAAAAATGGACGGAAATCACCGCAGGAGCTTATAAGCGGATTGCCTCGAATCACGCGCCGCTGACCGTCGAGGGGCGCGAGTATATCCAGTCGCAAGTCGATCACATTTATTCAGTTTTCGTTCAATCCGTCGCAGCGAACAGGGGCAAGGACTCGGTTGAGGACATTCTCCCGGCAGCGGACGGCAAAATATTTATAGGTCAACAGGCGGTGGAAGTCGGCCTCGTTGACGGAATCCAAAATATTACAGTCACAACAAATCAACTTATAAAGGAGTTCAATATGAACAAAGAAGAATTTCAGGTGAAACATCCCGAATTGTTTCAGTCAATCGTTGATGATGGCCGGTCGGCTGGACGCAACGAAGGGATTGAAGCGGGAAAAATGCAGGGGAAAGAGGACGGTATCAAAGAAGGCGCAGAATCAGAGCGCGAGCGGATCATGGCAATTCAGAAGCTTTCGAGTGCTGGGAACGAGAAGATCGTCGCGGACGCCATTGCCGATGGTATCAGCACCACAATTACCGCTGTTGAGCAGCAGAAAACGCGTTTTGACGGCATTCTTGCAAGCTTTGGTGACAACAAAGTTGGCGGCATTCTCGCTGGCTTAGGTGATGCGACGGGTGGCACGGTCACCGTTGATGCTGAGGCGCAAGTGGTCAGCGTGGATTGGCTAGGTGGGCTAGTTGATAAGTCCACTTTTAGTTATGACGCACTAGCAAAAATTTTTGAAGTTGATTGGACGGGCGGCTTTTTGCTGGGCGAAAAGGGGAGCGCTGGCTTTACCTATGACGCTGCGGCAAAAGTGCTTGACGTTGATTGGACTTCCGGCACCGAGTACTTCAAGCACCCATGCGCCGCCATCGCTTTTGACCGCACGCACCACGCCACTGATTACCGGCATTGTG